AATCGGGTACAGTAGTGTATTCGGCAGGAAATCGATTTCGTGACCGATTAACGACGTTTTCTGACATAAACTTAAATAATCCTCGGGCTTCCTTTGTTAAGGATTTTTCCAGACGGTTTCTAATGGAAGCTACCTTTCTGCCAGTAACTCCTTCGAGTTTTTTTCCGATAACTTTACTGAAATCTGTTAAACTATAAACCGCCATTATTGGGTTCCTTATACATAAGCCATATAAATGCCGAGGATTTTATATACTTTTTTTACAACAAATTCCTCGCCGAGTAAATCCCCTTCTTTGATTTCTTTTCCGCACAAGAGGCGGAATACGGAACCGGGGACTTTAAGAGAATCTTCATCTTGTCTTACATATTCAGTAACACATCTTAGGAAACCAAGGTCTTCTGGTTCTCCAGGGACCATTCGGAGAGTTACTGGGTCTTCAACCAAGGTTTTTCTCTTCCATGAAAGATTTTGGTCTAAAGTAACAAGGCCGAACAAATGAAAATTAGGCTCATAAAAATAACCGTCTTGCATATCAAAGCAGAGGCCATAAGTACCATTAGGAAGCTTAAAAACATCTCCCTCTTTGACATCTGACTTGTCAGAAACCTTCAAAATACGCCGAGCAGTGATAAAGGTCGTGGATTTGGTCTGACTGGCCGGAGGGGCATAAATAAACCCCTTAAAACGTCTCCCATCGTCTCGAGTAAAGGTTATTTCAAATCTTTTACCAACGTTTCTTAATTCCATTAAGATTCCTCACCAGTAACAGCATCCGGAGACCGGGCACCTAAAGCAAATGGGGTATAGTTATCTACATAAAGTTCGGACTCTCCGGTAATATCCTCAAGAATACCTGACAATTCTTCCTCAAGGTCATTTTTAAGCGCATCCCAATCAACTATCTTAAGATTTCTTAAAAAGGTGTTAGTTCCGCTCTTTTCAGATTCAGCTACCCGAAGCCGTAAAGAATTAAAGATATTTAAGGCTGCTTGAATAGCGATTGCCCGATTAGCCCGGAAATTAGACTTATTACCAGATTTTAGAGCCTCAGCGAACTCTTCTCCCAAATTACCGTACATTGTAAGATAGACTTCTGTCATATCTAATTCATCATCAGAGAGTTCTCCATCGTTAATACCAAAGATATTTCTGACATCCTTCACTGAGGCCGTAAAATATGGCTCTTCAATCAATCGATAGGGTGTTTTTAAGCGGACAGTATTTCCCTTATAAGTAAATAATATTACTATATAGCGGTCTTCAAATAAAACCCCCTCCGGGAGAATATTCTGGTCAGCAGAAATAGGAATAGACACCCAATCTTTATGGTCTTCCGGAACTTCGAGGGCATCCTCAGAATAGACAACCTCTCCGGAATTTTTCATAATTTTATATGAATATAAGGAGTCATCAGGTACAACAAAATCTCCGTTGCAGATTAAATTTACCGCAATCTGAGAATCTTCGTTTGAAATAAGATAAGTGTTATTCATGACAACTCCCTATATTTAATTAATTGCCGGCTGGCTGATTTGACTTCCCAGCTTCCTCGTCACCAGAGGCATTACCGGCAGTGTTACCAGCAGGTTTAGCAGATTTTTCATCTTCCTGATTTTCCAGCAGCAGCTTAGAATTGAGGCTCTTCTCTTTCAAGAATTTAGCAACTGCCTTATTTTTATCTTTTTCAGAACTGTAGTATTTAACGAAAACTTCATCAGTACAGTTATCTTTCAAAGTTCCAAGAATGTTCAGACGTTTAGCTGAAACTGCGATATTCAAACTAACAGACTCTTCCAGTACATAAGGTCTGTCTGGCATAGCCATTTGACCTTTATGATTCAAATCAAAGAAGCAACCGCCGTCTTTTACCTCGACAAGAAATTTTGCTCTTTTTTCCATATTAAACTCCTTAAAATAAAGGCCACCACCTATAAAGTGGTGGCCTGTTTAGCCTTTATAGAGAATTAACTCTTATTAGCAGTCGTGTAGATAGAACGAGTATCACCGAAGACCAGTTTATAACCGGTGGTTTCAGTTTTTACATACGTTACTCTCTGTTCACGGATTGCAGTTTCAGATTCTTGAATCTGAGAACCTTCCTCAACCAATTCCTGCAAGGTTTCAGCTTTAGAGAAACCCAGCAACTGTTTGTCCGGCATGGCCGAAGAAACAGCGAATTTAATCGGAACAAACAATCCCGGAATAGAAGCGGTCAGAGACGGACCACCTGCGGCGGCAACGGCCTCGGCTTCTGATTTGTTTCCACTCAAAGTCGGTGTAAACAGCATCATGTACATCAGATAGGTATCGTAGTTACCAACGATGGTATCAATCGGAGTACCTTTCTTAGCCATAGACAGCAACCATTTCAAGAAAGAAGCATAATCAATCTTGTTCGGGGTATTGGTAGCCGAAGAATTGTCTTCTTTCATCAAATCTGCCTGATAAACAACCGGAGCGGCTTTCTGAACAGAATCACCGTTAACCAGAATAGATGTAGCAGCAGCAACCTTAGACAGTTCCAGACGACGATTAATACGAGCGACATACGGTGTCAAAATATCAATCGAAGCTCTGCGGTCGAACTCATAAGTGAACTCATAACCGGAACCATGTTTGAACCAACGGACAGCCTGTTCGGTCGTCTTAATTTTGCGGATAGGAATACGAGCTCCTTCTGCAATGGTCCAGGTACCTTCAGCATCTTCATCAGATTCTGCAACGATTGAAATCATTTCGATACCGCTGACAGTACGAGAGCTGCCTACGAGGTCAGAAACTTTTTCAATCTGGTTCTGACGGGTAGAGAAGCGAAGAACTTCATCCATAACCGGCTGGAACAGCAAACGAGTACCCGGGTAAGACTTAAAGGTCTCACCGGCCTGGGCCAACATGATGCTGTTAGCAAAGTCATTTTTAGTCGGCAAGGACAAGAAAGCCAAAGCGGCCTCATAGCCATCCATACCAGCTTCGCGGTAAGCCTTTCCGTCTTCGTCGTTCAGGTCAACGGCCAGTTTCAAGAAGTTAGGAATAGAAATACCATATTCTTTAACTTCGTTCAGCAGCATTTCTGCGGCATTACGAGAAGCTTCCGGAGACTTAGAAACAAGGTCACCTAAGAGAACTTTCAGGCCTCTTTTATTCTTGGATAATTCAAGTAAAGATTTCATTTCTTATTCCTTCCTCTTACGCAACAATACGAGCAACGACATAATCGCTGCCTTTTTCAACAATGTAGGTTTCGTTAACAGCAGCTGTTGTTGTATTAGCCATTGCTTTCTTAACTTCGCCGCTTCCGGCACCTACGATAGAATCACCGATAGCTGCTGCATCACTTGCTTTCAAGGGGAACTTAAACCATCCTCTTGTGTACATAGTACCAACAACAACACCTTCGGCCTCCCGGATTTCTACCTTATCAAGATAACCGCGGATAGCATCTCCGTCCCCAGCCAATTTCATGGTGTTGGGAGCAGAAGCATCTACAGCCAAGGCTTTACCTTCATCTTTTTCGGTAATACCGGAAGCCAGATTAACAGTTACGGCATCACTGGATACTTCGAGACCCAGTAAAGTTACACCCTGTCCAATTTGACTAGCCATATCTTTATTTCCTTCCAAATTAGTTTTTTAATCTCAAAGCTGCCAACTGATTAGCCGTATATTTACAACCATCATTATCTTTGGCATTACTATCTGCTGCGTTAGCAACCCCACCAACGGGGATACTTGCGGCCAGCGTTAATTTACCACTCTCCAAAGCATCTTTCATACTCTGGAAATTAGCATCTTCCGGTAATTTTTCTTTTCCGGAAGCGACTAATACTTTATTTACCTCGTCCAACATAAATTTCTTCATGTCTGCAAGTTCGGCTGCAACAGCCTCATTGGCATCGGGGGCGGGGTTAGCTTCCTCTTCGGAACCTTTCGGTTCTTCTTCGGCAGCTGGCTCGGCAGCGGGAGCGGGTTCTTCAGCAGGAGCGGCTTCTGCTTCGGGCTCTTCGGCAGCGGGAGCGGGTTCTTCTTTCTTAGCCAGTTCTTCGAAACGACCTTCAACTTTCTCTTCGAATTTTTGAAGGTTTTCGGACAACTCGGCTAATTTAGCGAGAATTTCATCCATATTTTTTTCCTCTTCATCAGTTAATTTACCGTTAATATGCAAATTAATTGCCTGTTGCTCCAACTCGGACAAAGAGGCTTTAACTTGCTTACTGTTAGCAGCTAAGGAAAGCTGCTTAGTCTTGTCAAGAATCTTTGCATGGCGAGCAGCACCTCGGTTGACAAGAGAAACTTCATATAATTTTTCAACTCCGATAATATTCAAATGAGCGCCGTCTTTACCAAACTTAGCATCACAATGAGGACAAGTACCGGTAAGAGAGGCAAGCCAACGGAGACCATCATCGGCTTCAAGGAAATCTTTCTGGCATTCAGAACAAATTAATTTCTTTCCTGAGAAGCCAATCGAAACTTCATCAATAATTCCGGCATCCAACTTACTGATAATCTCTGGGTGTTCGGTGCTGACAATGAATGTAGCATACAGGGCTCTTGCACCAGTATCCATTTCATCAACAGCCTTAGCAACGATAATTCTCCCCGTCGGGAGTTCTCCGTCATCGTGCATTACTTGAATAGTAGTATTCCGGAGAGGGTCATTCATAAGAATTTCCAGTTCGGAAATCGTAGAAGCAGAAACCTGAGCTTTGTCATACATAGAGTTTTGGCTAAGAGGTTCCGTAGAAACTACCCGAGCCTGATAAGCAACAAATTTAGAAAGGTCAACGCCCTCTCCGCATTTTGCTTCAATCTGCTGTTTTAATCTCTCATCAATTTCTATTCTTTTCGCCATGTCTATACCTTTGTTTTGTATAAATAAAGATTAACCTCTACAAATCTCATTTTCAATAGTTTATTTCAAACTATTTATTCAAATTCTTCCCTTTTTCTCTTGGTGTCGTCGTTTTTGTCGTATTTGACCGGGCGGAATCGTTATCATCCGGAGTTATTGCTCTTCCAAGAGGGTCACTGTTTGACGACACGTCAGCCGTATTAACTTGATTAGACCGGAAGTTAGTTCCCGACAATTTTGGATAATTCCAGAGAGGAATACGCCCATTATTAAGGATATGGTATTCTTCATCTGAGATTGTCCCTAAGGACAATTCTTCCATAAGACGAGACTGGCGCATAACCTTCTGGGCCTCCAGCTCAATCTCGGGTTTCAATTCCACGGGTCTGGATTGAATCTCTACATTTCCGTCAAATCCCTGTAATCTCATGGCCAAAGTCAAAGCCTCTGATAAAATATAATCGATAGGCTTATTAATTTGGTCGGCGTTCTTTGCGAAGACTTGAGCCTCTACAGAAGCGGTATTTACACCCGAAGAACCGCGGCCTAATACAGATGATACGGACTTGAGGGCAGCCTGGTTCTGCGCATTAAGGGTCTCAACGACCTCTGATATTTGCAAAGTAACGCCGGCAGCTTTATCATTAATTATTTTTACTGACATTGAATCAGTATGAGCTACGGGCTGGTCAGCAGCTACGCTGGTGAAGATGTTAGCTGCGGAAGCAACGAGATTAGATACCCATTCTTTTACTTTTGCTGGGTCATCTTTTATCGCGGCCGGGACATTTTTAAGGGCAACTTCTTCCATAACCGTAATATCAATCCTTGGATACCCGGTGATTTTCATAATTCGATAGAGGTCATTAATAACCTGTTGTCTGGCAGCAATCGTATTAATTGCACTTACAAAATATGAATATGTGTAAGGAGATGTCGGGTCTCTACGAAAAGAGGCCGTAAAAAATGTCGGAATATCGAGACTGATTTTTTCTCCGGATTCAGTTGTTTCCAGCTGGGGTTTATATTCCCCGGCCTTTTTCTCATACCATTTTACATAATACATATCTACGTTGCGGAGCTCGGAAGGCTGCATTAATTTATTAACCACGAGCTCCACACCGATAGACCCACGGAGAAGTAGCATGTATTTTAAATTAGCTCTTATTTCATTAAGAGAAGCTTTATACTGATAACCTAAAGTATAATCGTTACGACGGGTTATCTGGTCGAGAATGGAAAATAATTGTTTTGTACCGTCCTGGCTTAACTCCCCATTACCGTCTTTGACAATATAAACCAAATCGGTGTCAGACATGGTAAGATAAGCGTTAACCGCCGCGGAACAATCCGGGTCGGTACGAAAGAGGTCTTTCAATAATGTCTGACTGTTTGAGGAATGTCGGCTGGTATAAATGTCGGTTAAATGCTCGTAATAATTTGGAGCTGAAAGAACTTCCGTATTACCTGCCTTATAAGTATCGGTAACGGATGTTCCCCCGGCCTTAGCCGACTTGGTGGGTAATATGTAGCTAAAAAGTTTGCTGCTTGAAGAAGCTAATCTTGCAATGATACCCATACCTTTGCCTTAAAATAAACGATTTTCTCTTGAACTACTATATCCAATTAAATTTATATTGTCTATAACATTTTTAGATTTATCTTTCAAGGAGTTAGTAGGAACCGCAGTAATCAGACACTCTCTCATTTCTCCTTTAGCTTCGCCTAAACCTTCAACATAATAGATTTTTTCAGCTACCATAGCGTAAGCAGAAGCATGAAAAAAGTGGTCGGTACCGTTTATTTTTCTCCACTCCGGAGCTTTTCCGGCCTCGTCATCTCTAATCATATCGCGGAAATGAAGGATAAGG